CCTCAGCGATTTTTGCGCACCGCGCAACAAAATACCGCCAGGCGGATCGGATCGCCCTCGCCGCGATCAGCAGATCGTCTGCGCTGTGTATCAGTCAGACCCCACACAGTGGTCACCAAGCGCGGCACAATTGCCGTCGATCAATATTTGATGATCGGCAGCAGCGCCACGTTGCGCGGCCGAGCCCCACCGCCTAGCCCTTCGGTCGAGCCGGTGATCGCCGTCTCATCCGCGTTGGCCAAGCTCACGAAGTTGACGCCGCTGTAGTCGGTGGTACTCACCGTATCACATCCGATTTGGACGCGCCCCGGGGTGTCGTCCAGGGAGGCGGAGGCACCCCAGACGCCAGCGGCATTGGGTGCGTCGTAGGCGACAAACGTGCCTTTCTGCCACGAGCCCAGCGTGCGGCTGGGATCGATGCCGCGCCCGCCGTCCAGGCCCCGCACAAACTCGCCGCGTAGATCGGGCACGTTGAAGTGCGTGGCGTCGACATACCCGTAGGTGGTGCCGATGGCCGCGAACAGTGCGGCGGCGGCGCCCGCCCGCAGCAGCGATTGCCCGCTGCACGCCACCCACCCGGTCGGCGCCGTGCTGCCGGCAAACCAGGAGACGGTGCCGGCCGGCACCCCGGCGCTGGCGGCCAGCGCGGTGGTGACAAAGGCGGTGGTGGCGATTTGCGTGGTGCTGGTGCCGGTCGGCGGCGGGGCGCCGGTCACCGCGGGCACGCCGGTGAAGGTCGGGCTGGCGAGCGGGGCGCGCGTGCTGTCGGTGGGGTGCACGTGATCCCCGCGCACCACGGTGCCGCGCACGCCCAGCGCGGCGACGCCGTCCATGCGCAATTCGGCGACCAGCGACTCGAACGATAGGCCGCCGCCCGCCAAGGCGACGATGGCGTCATGCAGTTGGGTGAGATTGCTGTCGCTGGGGGTGACCCCAGCCCCCAGCAACACTTGCTCCAACTCGGCTTGCAGTTGGTAGAACCAGTAGGCCCCCGGCGTGGTGGCGGCCAGTCCGACCAGCGGATCGCCGCCGCTCGGATAGCCCAGGCTGGGGGCATCGGGCCGCGGCGGCGGGTTGGCGGCGGCCCCTTGTTCGAATGATCCAAGATCCATGTCAACCTCCGGAGTAAAGCATGCCCACGCCCGCGACTGCGGGTTGGTAGCTGATGACGAGCAGGGTGTGCGCGGGCTTGAGCCGGCGCAGGAGACATTCCAGGGCGGCGTTGCCGACCCAGGAGCCCAGGGCCGTGTCGACGCGGCCATCGACGCGCCAGTGCTGCACCGGCACGGTGACATCCAGATGCAGCGTCCACCGGTAGGCCCACGCGGTGCCGGTGAGCGCGGCGGTGACCGGTTGCGTCACGTCATGGATGACGTCGAATTCGGTGATGCTGGCGCTGAACCCCAGCGCCGCGGCGAGTGCCAGATAGTAGGCCGGCGACTGGCCGCCCTGGCCGGTGACCCGCACCAGCAGCGCGGCGCGGCGCAGCGCGTCATCCCCCAAGGCGCCGAGACAGGGGTCCGGCAAGCCGTAGGCGCGCTCCCAGTCGGCGAGGCGTTGCACCGTGGTGCGCGGGTCGCATTCGTCCAGCAGATCGGCGGCGCGGGTGTCGACGCGGGCCAGGGTATCGGCCCAACTGCCCAACCATTGGCCAAGCACGGTTGCGGTCTCGCGCGGCCAGGGCAACCCCTGGGGCAGCAGGCTCAGCAGCGCGTCCTGATAGGCGGCAGCGTCCATCATCAGGCGCTCCAACTCATGCTGCCGAAGGTGGTGATGTACCCGGGGTCCATCACCACGTCGGCGGCGGGGCTGGCCATCACATAGTTGGTCTCGCCCACCGCGGCGCTGATCTCGGCGCGCAGGTGCGACAGCAGCAGGGTGCCGCCGGGGGCGGCCTCACGCAAGATCAGATCGCGCACCGCGGCGGTGATCGCGGTGCGTACCGCCAAGGTGTCGGGGGTCGGCAGCAGCGTCACGGTCAACGGCACCGCCACCGGCGCCACCACCACCACACGGGCGGTCACCGGCCGCAGCGGGGCGATGGCGGCCGCCACGGCCGCGTTCACCTCGGCACTGGGCAGCCCGTCGCTGCTCGCGCCATCGGTCATCACCCGCACCGTGACGCTGCCGGCGCCGGCCTCGTTGGGAAAGACCCAGGCGCGCGTCACACTGGGATGGGCGGCCAGCGCCCAGGCCAGATAGTCGGCGGCACACCCGCCGTGGGGCGGTTGCTGCAAGCGCCACAGCACGCGGGTGCGCAGCGCGGTATCGGTCTCGGCATCGGCGCCGCCGGTCAGGCCCCCGGCGGCCACCACCGCCGCGGCGCTGACGCTCGGCACCGCACTGACCAGCGTCAGCGCGGTGCCGGCCGTGGTGTTCGCGGCCACGCCCGGCAGCACGGCGCTGACCGCCGCCGGGGTGCTGCCGTCGAGCGCCAGGGCGGCGGTGGTGACGACCTCGACGCCATCGGCGCGGCGCAGCCGCACGTCCGCCGGCACCACGGTGCCCAGGGTGCCGGTGAGGGTGACGTGGCCGCCGGCGAAGGCGGCGGGCAGCCGCCCCAGCCCCCACAGTGCGGCGTGCCGATCCAGCGCGTCGGCGTCCGCGGTGTCGGGCAGGGTCTGCTGGGCGATCCAGTCCAGATAGCCATAGAGGCCGTGCACCGCCCCGGCCAGCACCCGCGCCAACACCGCGAGGTTGGACACCGGCAGCAGCGGCGCCCCCGCGGCCAGGCGCGTGCCGGCATCGGCGGCGGCGCGCGCGATCAGGGTCTCCAAGGTTGGCCGTTCAAACGCCATCGCGCATCCACTCCCATTGATAGTGATAAGTCTGGGTGCCGGCGGCCGGGGCGGTCACCGTCACCGCCAACGCCAGCACGCCGGGCACGGGGTTGGTGGCGTCCACGCGCACCGCGGCCGCGGCGCCGCAGGTCACCAGCCAGGTCAGCGCTTCCTCGGCATAGAAGCGGGCGCGCTCCAGGACCTCGGGCCGTTGTTTCTCGCGGCTCAGCAGCCACAGCCGCGAGCCCAGTTGATAGCCGTCCGCCAGCGGCACCACGTCACCCCACCAGCCGCGGCGGTCGGTGGCGCCGGCGGGCAGCACATCGTCCGGCGCCGCCTGGCGATCGGTGAACAGCGACAGCAGCACCGCCGTGCCCAGGCCGCCATCGGTGGCCAGGCCCAGGCCGTCGAGCGCCAGGTCGGCACCCGCTAAAAACCCGCTATAAACGGTCTGTAAATCGCTCATGTCAGCGGCAGTCCGGTCTTGGCCGAGGTGGTGAAGACCCAATGCTTGTGCGCGGCGAAGGTCGCGGCCAGCGCCGTGAGCGACTCCGCGCCGGCCGTCACGGTCGTGGTCGCCGCCACGCTGCCGGTCACGTTGACGTTCCCGGTTTGGGTGAGATCGCCGGTCTGCGTCAAGTTGCCGGTCTGGGTGGTGTCGCCGGTCTGCGTCAGGTTGCCGGTCAGCGTCACATCACCGGTGATCGTCAGCCCCTGGGGCGCGGTGATCTCGATGCCCCCACGGCGCAGCACAATGGTTTGGCCTTGGTCGTCTTGGAGTGCGACCTCGCCTTGCGCCAGACCGGTCAGGCGATAGCGGCGGTCGGCGCAGGCGATGATCAAGGGCATGGCGCGGGTGCCGCCGGCCGCCAGCAACAGCGCCTCGGCGCCGGGATGCGGGTGCACCGTCAGGCCGTAGCCCTGCCAGTGTTCGCAGGCGTCCAGCGTCTCCTCGGTGGTCGCCGCCACTTGCAGCGACTGCATGGTGGGCGCGTCATCCACCAGCGTGACCGTGGCGCGTACCACCAGATTGCGCAGGCGCCGGGCCAGGGGCGCGAGGCGGCGGCTGACGGCGTCCATCACATCCACCAGCCGGCCGGTACCTTGGCGGTGTCGGTGGGCGGCTGCTCGCGCGCGGCGGGCGCGGCATAGGCATCCGGGCGGGTCAGTTCCAGGTCGGTGGTGGTGCCGCCCTGATCCAGGCTGTAGTGCACGCCGACGATCACCAGCGTCTCGCTGACACCCATCCCCGGCGCTTGCACGCGCACTGTCTCGCCGGCCCGCCACAGCCGCCCCGGAACGGCTTCCCAGCCCTGCACCCGCGCGCGCGCTTTGAGCGCGCGGCCGGCGCGGGTGCGGCGCTCCCAGTCAGCGCGGGCACTCAAGTCGGTCTCGCCCTGCTCGGCGGTCACCACCAACAGCCGGGGGCGCGAGTCTGCCACCGCCGCATCGGTGGTTTCGGCGCGCAGCTCCGCGGCCTGCTTGCCGTGCCAGTCATCATCCCCGGCACTCTGGCCGTAGACCACGATGCGGCTGTAGCGGTCGCGCCAATCCGCCACCGCCTGCATGCCGAGCAGGTTGTCGCCCTCCACGAGCGCGGTCGGGGACAGCGTCAAACCCGGCCGGCCGAGCAGCAGGCCGCCCTGGCCATCGGGCAGCAACAGCACCGCGCGCTGCCGCGCGAGCTGATCCAGGAACTCAAAGACACTCTGCCCCGGTTCGCTGGCCACCCGCTTGAAGGGGCCGCCCAGGTCGGTGTTGGGGGTCGCGGCGACCGCGAGGTCGAGCGCCCCGCACTGGTCGGTGGCGATCTGCAGCAGCGTCTGCCCGGTGTATTGGCGTACCAGCGCCGAGCAATCCACCAGGTCGCCGGTGGCATCGCGCACCGCCAGTTGGATGGTGCGCAGGGTCGGCCCCAAGTCCCGTGACACGGCATCGATCCAGCCGGTCAGCACCGTCTGGGTGCCCAGTTGCAGCGTCGCCCGTAGACCGGGGCGCAGCGTGGCGCGCGCGGGGTCGGCGCCCGGCCAGCGTTCGGTCACCGTCAGGTCGGCGGCACTGGCGCAGTGCTCGATGCTGGTGTGCACGCGCAGCGCCGTCCAGCCGGTATAGGCGCTGGTCCCAAGCAGCAGGCGGGGGATGATCATGTGCGCACTTCCAGCGCCTGGCCGCCGGGCACGAAACCGGGGTGCGCAATGCCATTGCGCCTGACGAGCTCGGCGTCACGCGTGGCATCGCCGTGGCACTGATAGGCGAGCACCAGCGCCGGCAGCGTGCGTGCCGGCACCACCGTGGTGAGACGCGGCGCCACCAGCGCCCGCGCCGCCAGATCCTGCGCGACCGCCACCCGCACCGCCGCCCACGCCGCATACAGGGGATCGGACGCGACCGCCTGCCGCGCATCGATCAGCCCCGTCAGTTGCGCGCACAGCGCGCCGAGTTCGGGACCCGCCACCGGAATGCCCGCCTCCAGCGCCGCCACCGCCGCCCCATCGGCGGCATCGGCCACCCCCGACAGGGCGGCCAGCAGGCCCTGGGCGAGTGCGCCATCGCGCACCGCGGCCACCACCACCGCTTGATTGTGCGCTTGCGCCAAGCGCGCGGCGGTGCTGGTCGGCACCACCGGCAGGTCGGCGCCCCAGGCGGTCAAGGTCGACAACGCCTGCCAGGCCGGCCAGGGCGCGGCGGCGCGGGTGCGCAACGCGGTCAGCTCGGTGGTAATGGTGGCCCCCACCAGGGCGGCCGACCCGGCGCGGGTGTCCAGCTCGCGCACCGCGCTGCCGAGCCCGGCGACGTGCGCCGCGCGGTTGGCGTCGCTCATCCCCAGGGTGCTGCCCAGATCAGCCAGCGGGGCCAGGAACTGCCCCAGCAAGGCGCGCCCCGCCTCCACCACCAACGAGGGCATCCCGACGATGCGATAGCCCAGCAGCAGATAGCCCTGGGCCAGCGCGGCATAGGCCAACGCCTGATCGACATAGGCCAGCGCCGGGTCGAGCACCGCCTGGATCGTCGTCATCACCTGGTCGACCGCCGCTGCCACCCCGGCCAGGGAATCGGGCAACGCCAGCGGATGGGTGTTGGTGCCGGCCTCCACCAGATCCAACTGCACCCGCGCCACGCCGCCCTCGGCACTCGACAGCGCGCTGCTGAAGCCCTGCACGCACACCGC